AACAAGTCCTGCAACTGCTCAAACACTGCAATACATGATGCCACAATGAAGTAGTATAAGTTCCACTTTGCGGTTTGACTTGTTGAGGTCAAAGTTGACAATGTCGGGTCTGCGTTCTTCGCATCCAACATCTGTTGTTTGATTTGTTGTACTGTTCTGGCCATTATTACAATGTTAAAACGTAATAACTCACATAAACATCAAGTTCACCATCCCCTGCTGTTGGATTGCCAATTTGAACACCAACTGTTAAAGGTAAATCATCAACTATTGCACCGCCCAACGATACTGTTGGGTTAATGCTTCGGCTGCTATATTTATCTTGATTTCCAGAAATAGCACCGTTGTAATTTACCTGCCATAATGAATTGTTTGGGCTTAAAGTAATATTGAAGTTTGTTTGATATTCAATAGTGCCAAAACGGTATCTTAAAATAACGCTGTATGGTACAATTACCTTACCTGCCCCTTGTGCTGCTACCAATGTTATTGGTGTGGTATTCATGTTCAACAGTTGAGCGGATGTAATTGTAACCTTTGCGAATTGCAACCCGCCACTATTTGCTAATGTATAGGTAACAATCGCATCTACATCGGTTATTGATGTAATGCCGTTTTGGTTTACCGGTACTTCTTCCGTTCCATCAAGCGGTGTTGCTGTTGGTAACTCTGATATTTTTTGCTCTGCCATTTTATTGTTGTATTATTAGATTATAACCTGTTTCTGTTGTTAATATGTAACCCAATTCACTTGCCAATGCCACCGCTTCGGGTATCGCTCCGCTTCGGATAGTATCATCCTCTAATTGCGGTGCGTTGTTAGTGATTAACGTTGTAACCAATGCTTCGGTTGTCGGTAAACTTGATGCCGAATAATCAAAGCCCTGCAATGTGTAAGTAATGATAAACTCTTGCACGTTGGTATGGTCCACTGATTGAATTTCACTGCGCCTTAAGAACCTGCTATTATACGGAGTTGACCAATTGTGGACAAGTGCGTTAAGGTCTTGTTTTAGTTGCAATACTGCCGTGTCCTCGGTCTTATAGCTTTCAAAACCTAAATGCAATGCAATACTTAACGTTCCTTGTTGCTGACCTTGTAAGTTTTCGATGTAGTCGGCATTGGCAAACTCAATGAAGCAACACGGATAATTAAACGGTACGTTCACATCCTCACGCTCAAATTGGTTATTCCATAGTGCAACATACTTCAATGATTGAAGTGTGCTGATACGTGCCTTTAATGCGTTATAAATTGCTAATTGCATCCCAAGTTGATTTGCTAATATGTTTAATTTCTTCAATCATTTCAAGTGTAATAATTGATTTTTTATTGCCACTTAAAATTGCAACAGGAAAATCCCCATTCTCATAAACTAATTGATAGTCATTTAAGATAAGATATTCAATTGTATTTATTTCAATTACATTCATTACTTAAAAATCTTATCTAATCGTTTAACAATCACTTTCTTCACCTGCTCATTAAGGTTGTAACTATCGCCCATGAATTGGCGTTTGGGCATTTTAAACGGATGCTTGCCCCACGCTTTGCCCATCAACCCATCGTTATGTATCTTTGCATAATCCAAATCAGTGCTAATCTTAATACTTAACGCTGCTCTGTTTGCTGGGTCACGGATGATTGAACGCCTTAAATCGCCTGTCTTTACCAATATCGCCCTTGTTGTATCATCAACCGTTTTACCGCTTTTCGTTTTGTAAGTTGTGCGTTTCCTCGGCTTCCACTTTTGCACACTCTTATCATCCCATCCCTGCTTGCGGAATGATGACACAAAGAACACCTTGGCCGTGTTACCGACATCAACAATAGCCGCTTCCATTGCCTTACGTGCTTTCTGCTCCGCTTGTTTTAGGTTGAATTTATTTGACTTGCTCATCTATCGGCTCAAAGATAATGTTATTTTCTTGTTCGGGTAATGGTTTGCTATGGTTGTTATCACCAACTAATATTTCAGTGGGTATAATGTCCGCAAAAGCAGTGCAAGTTAGATTATCAATATAGTTTTTGCAATTCAAACAAGTTATAGGTATCATTTTTCTAAATCTTTAAATAAGGTTAATATATCCTGCGGAATATCTGCATCGCCTTTATATCTATATTTTACATACATTTCAGCATAATATTCTTTGCTATTAGTTTTTGCGTAATCTGAAACTGCGTTTTTGCTTTGTGATGAAAAATATTTATCAATTCCTGTTTGTTTGTAGTGTCTATTGTGTCCTATTTCATGAGTCACTAACATTTCAAATGACTCACTTGGGCTTTTTCCTAATTCTGTATATGTAAATGGCAAAGGCAATTCACCTGCTTTTATTTTTTGTTCTAATCTGTATATTTCTGTTTTAAATTTACTAATGTTATTAGATACTTTTCTTTGGTCATATTTTGGATTGTTCAAATATTCTAATTCGTATTTTTTTATTGTGTCTTGATACTTTGCAATTCTGTTTTCAAATGTTGCAACTTCTTTTGGCACAAATTTATCAATGTGAGAAGCATTGATACTTAATGAATTGTTTGATGGACTATACAATGCACCTGCTGAACTATTTGATTTTCTATAAGTGTCTATTTTGTTTAATTTTAGCGGACTAAATTCATTTTCTGCTTCTATAACTTTTAAAACAGAGTTTGATTGATTTAAATTTAGTTTTGACAAACTAACATCTTTTATTCCTAATTCCTTAATTCTATCCTCTGCCTCTTTAATAGTTGTTGCAGGCTTAAACACTTTCGGCACTTCAACAACAGGCGCAGGTCTTGGTGCTTGTGGTATCGGTAAATTCCAATTCTTCTTTGCCATCTCTTTATCACCTTTTGCAATGTCAAAGTAGGGGTGCTTGCCCTTGCCCTTTTCTTTAAACACATAGCCATCAATGCCTGCATTCATACGAAACAGTGGCGGTACATCATCGGGCGGTGTAAAGTTGCTCATATCTGTCAATTCCCCCTCGGATAGTTGTATTACGGTACAACGGCAACGCCAACCGTTAGGTGGATAGTATTGCTTCCAAAAGGGGTCATTGATAGGTCTTATGATATTGTCAAGTGCTTGATGCGTTGGCCTTACTCTGCCGTCACCAACGGTTTGATATTGCAACAACGGCAACACATCGGCATCGGCTTCAATTCGCTTCCAATCGGAAGCCATACGTGCTGATGCTTTGGCTGTTTGGTATTCGGCTTGTAAGTAATCTTCATTGTATAGCTTAAACATCGGCTTAACGGCTTCCTTAAACTTGTAAAAGTTCGATTTCAATTCGGGGTCTGCTAACATCGCAGTCATTGTCCGTGTCTGTTGGTATGTTTTCGCTCCGCTGAATATGTAAATGTTATTCGTTAAGTCCGCAGTTAATACCTCATCAACAACAGGTGCTAAATCAATGCCGTCACGTAGGTATTTCGCTGTTTTAAGATATATCCCCTCTGGCAACACTTGATTATTAACCGCGCCAATCCAAACATCATTCGTGAAACGATTGAAATCATTTTCATCAAACGGTGTTGGTGGGTCAACTTCCTTATCTATATTCAATATGTCGCAGTAGCCGCACATTAGCTGTATATGCTTCTTAATCGTTTGGCAATGTTTTCAAGTTGGCTTTCGGTTTCCGTTTCGGTGTCGGTTTCGGTGTCCGTTTTGGTGTCCGTTTCGGTGTCCGTTTCATCCTGCAACTCAATGCCGTATTTATGCTCCAGGTACTCATGGTCAAACTTAACATACGGCATGAATGAAGCATCAATCTTGGCCTGCTCTGCTAATGGTAAACTTTCGCTATCATCGTACTTGAATGTGCATCCGGATAAATCGAACCCATTTCTAATCATCATCGGCACAAGTTGGTTTTCAATCACAAACTGCATCTTTAACGTATCTTGTTTGGCTATCATATCGGCCACGTTCTCATGTACGTTTGCACTGCCACTGTACGCCTTTTCATCCGTGGTGCCTGTTTGCCCTAAAATAATCTTGCTAATCTCACTATTGCACCTTTCAACCATGTTATCAAACACTTGATACGCATCTGTCCTGCTTGCTTGCATCAACTCAATGTTATCGTTAAGGTCTAACACTGCCCATGAAGCTACACCCATGTTTTTGAGCATGTTTTCCATGTTCTTGCGGGTCATTTCATCCCTTACATCGGTTTTACCTACTCTAATTGGTGAGCCGAATACCTCTGCAAACTCTGCCCATGCTGCCATTGCGTTTTTCTTCCAAATCACATACGGTGCAAGGTACATCATTAAACCTAAATCTTTCTTTTCGCCAACTCCAATACACCAATTGTTATACGGTGCTTCATCAAAGTGCTTGCCCTCGGTAACGGTTGCTGTGTTAGTGCGTACCAAGCTAAATTCGGGTACTACGTATATTCTCGGTATCAATTCAACACTTGAATACTTATCGTTAACGATTGCGCCAAATTGTACGCAGGAAAATCCCCAAAAGATACTATCAAGTGCTAAATTTTGAAAGTCATAAAACCACTTTTGATTGAACAACTCTGTTTTCACTTCATCACATTCACCATCTGGGCCATAAACCATAAACTTCTTGCACAATATCTTTGACTTACGTTGCAACATGGCACTCTGCACCTGCCCATCTAACACGATTTGCTGATACGTTTGCATCAACAGAAAACGGTTAGGGTACATCGGTGACTCTGCTGATTGCAAAGCAATATTAAAGCGTGTTGCATCCTGCCTAACACGTTGCAACTGCTGCTCAAAGTCAATCGTTTTACGGATGTTGGCCTTTTGAGGTTGAGGTTTATTGAAGTTGAATATATCGTTATACCAAGCCATTACTTAAAGAAATTATCTTGTTTGTCCAAACTATTACCGTAACGGATGCTAAAGCCCTCACTATCTGCTGTGTTAATGTTCAACACCTCGGCCGTATCTGTACCGCTTGCCCATCTATCAAGTTGGTCCAATGCTTCTCTGTTGCGCTCAATTCTCAAATCGGGAATGTTGCGCGGGTTAATACGTGCATGCAAGTTATACAAGGTCATGTCCATTGCCAACTCAACAAACATTGGGTATCTGTTATCGCCCACTGTCCAATAGGTTGCGTTAGTTGTGGCATACCCTATCATCGGTGTCCAAAATGCTGTTAAGGTCAATGCCTTGTTTGTGCTTGCTACTAATGCCGTGTAAACAAAGCCGTTGTTATCGGTAACAATATCATCCTTTGCGTATTCGGTTGTCTTATCCCAACGGTTGAAGTCCTTAACGTGTGTAATCACTTCACCTGCTATCACTCGGTCACGTGTATTC